ATTAGCACGGGAAACCCCACTTAAAAAATCTTGATCACCTTTTTTTACATTTTGTCCGTAAGTAAAGAAATTAACACCTTGACCACGACCACCAGTTCTTGCGAATGTATTTACACCAGGAGCAGATCCTGCAATTGGTGCGGGCATCGAATTTCTGTAAAATGTTCCTGCTCCGTCTGATTCAAACCGACCAATTATACCGGTTCTTCTTCTATCTTGTCCAGTTCTAAAGTCGGAAAACTTTGCTCCGTTTTTTAAACTTGAATTTTTACTTGTATGTAAGTCTGCGTCTCCTGCCATTTTTTTGTCTCCTTGTTGAAGTTTTAATATAAATATTAGATTGAAATGTTAAACATCGTATTTTACCAAAAAATTTATTGGGTAGTTTGGTATGATTTTTACTGGTTTTGCTAATTTAGCAACCATTACCAAGTCGTTTCCGTCATATAAACCAATAGTTGTTGCATATGGTGCAAGATAACTACCTTTTTTATCGTTGAGATCATTTTTTTCATAATCTAAAAAGTCTTTTATAATTTCTCTACCACTGTATTTTCCAGTTTTTTCATCCAGATACTGAACTATTTCAAATGCGTTCTTACGAATTGCAGTGGAATTTAATGGATTTATTATACCACTTGTAAGTGCTTTACCTTGTCTTCCAACAAAGTATCTTGCTAATAGTTTCGCATCATTTGCAGATACAACTCCGTCACCATCTATATCTAATCCATTTTCTTTTAATGAGTTTAATTGATCTAATTTATCTAAAATTTTAAGTTCCTCAGGCTTACTTAGATTCATGTCACTCGTAAGATTTTGTAATACATTTATAAACAATGCATCTTCCGATTCACTCATCAATACATCTTCATTTGGCCAGTTGGAGTTTTGCTCTAGCACAAGAGTATTTGATAATTCACCCGTTTCGGAATCATCAACTTGTGATCTTCTGAAAGAACCAAGTATATAACGATAAATAAAAGATAAATCAATTATGTCAAACTTTCCATCTCCATTTACATCAAATGCAATATTTGACTCTATAATAGAAGTTGGATTTGTGCTTGCATTAAATTCATGTGGACTTACTTTACATAAAATTTCATTTTCATAAATACTATTAATACTATCAAATGTAATTTCATATCCATTACGACCACCAAATTTTAAAAGATTTTCATAATACTCAGATAACTCAGATATTACTGCGATTCCATTTTTGTAAAATACATTACCAACATAAACCTTACCACCATCCCTTATTGTTTTAACATCATAAGCAAGTATTGAACCTTCCAAAATTAAATCATTCTTCTCCAAGTTCCCCCAAATTATATCACCTCGGTTTGTGTATATGTGAGAACAATCGTCAAATGATACAATCTCTGTGTCATCGAATCCAGTTATTTGATCAACAGGCCAATCACCTATTATTGAATTTCCTACATAAATTCTTGTAGAACTTAATGATACATCAATTCCATAACTTGTTTTTACTTTATTCTTTTGTTTTACACTTTTTATATTTTTAAGAGATTCTATTTTGTTATTTTCACCAATTCTAAAATAAGTGGTTGTACCTTGTATACTATTGCGTTTTATTGAATATAAAAATTCAATTTTTTCATTTGGATCAAATAAGTGTGAAATTGTTTTTACTGCAAAGCAAACTTTGTTATCAGTTAAGTAGTTTTTATTTTTATAAATACCACGTGTAAGTTCACCGTTGTTAGTATCTATATAATTTTTGTCGGAAAATATGAAAGAAGCATTTAATTCAAAGTCAGTTATATTTTCCAAATTAATATCAACTAAATCTTTTACATCAATGTAAATTAACATATCAATGTCACCGTCTCCTATAAATTCATATGTAAATGAAGTAAACAATGATTGATGAACATTATAAAAATCTTCTTCATAGTTTTCTACTCCAAGTTCATAATCTGGTATTTTAACATCTAACCCTTTATTTTCTAATACTATTTTACTTTCATCTGTACAAGGAGACCCTACAATAAAGTCGTTACCAATCATTGACATAGAGCATCCAAATCTGTTATTAAATCGTCTTTCCTCATCTTCTATTTCATATAATTTTTGTAAATAGGAAATACTATTTTTTTCAATTTCGTACACCCACACTGATCCCGATGAATATGATACTCCCTTTGTTAATTCTAAATCTGTATCAACATATACTCTATCATTGTCATCACCTATGAGAATATATTTACCATTTGTTTCAAGTGATACTCCGTAGTTTGTATATTTATTTGAAAAATACTGATATGGGTATTTAACTTGGGGTGCTCTTTCCTCTACTTCTTGTATATGAGGATTTATTGAAAATGATATAACCGATGGAATTCCAACTAAATATTTGTCAATATACCTACCTATATAAATTTTATGCTCTCCGGGAGGAACATCAGTAAGTTTAAACTTATTTGATTTTACAACCTCACCACCGTGTAAAATTCTACTATTAAATGCGTCAGTTCCGTTCCCAAACAATTTGTCAAATCTATAAATAAAACCTACATCAGTTGATTCCGCAACTTGTTTTACATCAACTTCTATTGTAATCGTGTCATCTTCAAGATTAAATCTTATATCATTGAAATATTTAGAAATATTTACACTTTCAAAATCATAATTGTAAATAAAATTTTTATGCAAAGAGTGGGTGTGCTTCCATAAAAAACATCCATCTTCTGATTTATATTTCTTAAACACTACTGCTTTTTTATGATCAGATGTAGGTGAAGTTGAAACTAACAAATCGTCATACAATTTAACATTTTCACCGAGACGATTTACCTTTTCACTTTTGACAATTGCCACTAAATTCCAAGTGATATCACCTTCTCCATATTCGGGTGTACGTCTTTCTTTATCAAATTTATGATAATGTGAAACTGGAAATGATGTTTCAAACCCGAAAGATGAAACTTCCTCATCATTTTCAAAAGTACCAATTTGATTTAATTCACATACGTCATCTTCGGTTGTGCCAAAATAAGTTAAACCATAATTCTCAGGTGATGCAGTTTTTATTTTCCAACGATATGCAGATTCATTTAACTCTTTTAATTTATCACAAACGGGAATACCACGGTGAGTTTTTGACATTTCATTATAGCAAAAGTCAGAATGTGCGTCTGATATTCTCCACCAAGGAGATGTTTTGTTTCTAATAGTTTTTTCAAAAATGTATATAGCACCTTTACCTTTATATGCACCAGGTGAACCCACAGCCATATATTTTCCGTGTATTGAAATAGACGAACCAAATTCCGATCCAGGATCACCTTCTATTATTTCAGTCAAACCCCAATTTTCAGAACCACCCTTGTCAACATCATACAAAAATACATGACCTTGTCTAGCATCGTTGCATACACCATGTATGTGTGATTCAGGAGAACCGATTGCACAAGTTCCATTTTTCAATTCAACCGATTCTCCAAACTTATCATTTATTGAATAGTTTTTACCCGATAGAATTTCCCCCAACTCAGTTACTAAAAAACTATTTGAATTTAACTTTGACTCGTTTATCAACCCTTGTTGAGTGAATGGACACATAAATTCTCTTACACTTCTAAACTCCTTTGTTTCTGTGTCGTATCTAAATAAAGATGCACTACCTGTTAATAGGTCACTTGGTGAATCTTGGTTCATGGGAACACCCGCAAGTATATAATCTCCATCAGATGCAAGTTTTTTTCCTACTAGCATATCCGACGAATTTAGTTTTTCATCGTAATCTTCTTTATTTAATTTTTTTGATTTTGATCTTTTAACCTCTTTAATTTCATTAAAAGAATTTTCACTTATCATTAAATTGGTTGCACCATCATCAATTATTTCAATTACTCCATGTGGTGATGAAAAATCTCGTATTTTAAAAGAATTTGGTTTTATTTTTTCACCAAAGTTTTTCTTTGCAATTTCAATGACTAACATTTCATCACGAATAATTCTTCTTTCGTAATTATTTTGAACATCACCAAATGAATTTGAGTCACTGCTATCTATTTTGTACTGACCAGTTTCCGAACCAAACACCATCAGTGGGTTTTTAATATCCTCATCGTTTGTATAAATTCCGTAGTCATTATAAAATAAATGCTTAACAGAATTATATACATTTCTATAATAAGAACCATCGTAGTTTATTTTTTCATATTCAGCATTATAGTTTTTGTGTGCAATTGGGTAAAAGGTACCAGTTGTTTTTTTTCCATACTTTATTTTTATATCAGTTGTATTGTTGTTTTGCTCTGTGGCAAGTCCAAGGTTATCATCTAACTGAATTTTTACTTGGTTTCCGTTATTTAGTGTTTGTTCTAATACCAAATTTGTCAACGAGTCTATGGTAGAGTGTTTCCAACTCTTGCTAGATTTAAACTTTCTTACAGTTTTATCAGAAACCTTTAAACTCTTAATCATAAATATAAATATATTTTTGATTAAATATTAGGTTAGAAATCTAATTTTACTTTAATTAATGTTTCAGTATCAAAACTTTTAAGAACAGGTACACTTAATTTTGCAACTGCCACAAGTTCATTATTTTCCGTATACAAACCAATTGTGGTAATGTAAGTTTTCGGGTCATTAGAAAATGAATCAAATCTAAGACGTCCAGAAAAATATTCAAGGGGAAGTCCTTCTGACTGAGCAAGTTGTCTTGCTTCTTTATTTTGGAAAATAAAAGTAGGATTGTTTGAATAATTAAAATCAGAATTCCTAACACGAATAAAGTAGTGTTTAGACGGAATTAATTCACTACTACGACATTTAAAATCTCCACCGAGTTTTAACATATAAAATAGTTTTAGAAAGTTTTGATGATTTCTTTCAATTCCATATTTTACATCATCTGCCTGTTCGGTTGTTGCGTTTTGATCAACTGAACCATACCAAGCAAGAACTCTTCCACAATTTTCATCTCTTTCAGGAAATATGTCAGTTTTTGTAGGTGTATACCATTCATCATACCAAGTTTCTATTTTCGTACCAAATTCACACGCAAGTGCATATGGATTTAAAATAATAATTCCTAAGTCTGGATATACTAGACCAAACCCCTCACCTGCTCCTTCACCAGTTCCCACCGCATATTTGTCCGTCTCTATAGGATTTCCATCAGCAAGAGTTCCTTTTATGATATTAAAAGACTTTTCTACTTTCTTTTCACCTGTTGCCGATAGAACATTTCCTTCGTATCTTGAGTCATCTTTGAATGTTTGGGAAAATGTTTTTTCAATAAATTCTTCATTATTATTTTCAGTGTATGAAAATCTTGCAGTCAAACTAAGAGTGAATTCAAGGTTACCTTCATCTATTTTTTCTTTTAATGCAGTCGCAGACATATTCATCACAAATATAGAATCTCTGTCTTTACCCGACAAACTTGCATTGTCAGATGTAAATGTAAAACTATCATCACCAGGACCCAACAACAAATTTTTGTATTGCGAATAGATTGCCTTTGTGACCGATGCAGATTTTGTTCCCACACGACTTCCATAACCAAATTTATTTCCGTATGTGATAGTAAATTGAACTTCTGCATTTTCGTTTTCTAGTTCACCTATCTGAGTTTCTTCATTGTATACATTTGCATAATAATCACCAAATTGAACCGTTGTCCAATGTGAATCGTGATAATTATTTGTTACATCAACGGACGGTAAATAGTTTTGTATTAAAAACTTTGAATTAAATGTAGAATAATCAGGATCACTTACAAAATTTTGTGTTGCTAGTTCATCCGCATTTAAACCAAGCAAATCAGAGTCATCTTCAGTTTGACCTACTCCGGATTGTACATATTTTGTAAGTTCAGAATTTAATTCTCTTTCATCAATATACATACCCAATAATTGGAATCCCTCTGTAAAACTTCCTGACGATATTTTTTGGGAACGACCAAATACTTTATCAGTTTCTTCTATTTGTTTATATATCATAATGATTCAGATATTCCACTTTCTGCTATTGAGTCGGTAAATACACGAACCGGTATTGTTACCGAACCCCCACTTTCGTTACCAATTATTGTTAATGTTGCAGTTCTATCTTTATCAATAGAAGCATTTGGTCTAAATGTAAATGTTAATCCAACTACTGTTTGTGCTTGTTCACTTGAAGTATCACCAAGAAACAATGCAGATGATGACGCAGCCGTACCATCCACACCCGATCCTGTAAGTGTACCTACTCTTCTGTCTGATAATACTGCCGTGTATCCAAGTGTTGTGTTGTATACAGGATCAGTTGTTGGAGAAATTGAAACCACACCATTATAGTTTTTATCAAGTGTAATGCTTTGTTGTCCAAGTTTGATTAATGGTATGTATTGTGTTCCGGGAGGAAGTGTTACAAGTTTATACTTGAGTGCTTGTGTTTCATCCGTAAGTGGTTCAAATACAGGTACACTTCTAATAGCCGCATCATAATATTGAGTTCCACCTGGATGATTTGGATCGTATAATGTATAATCTATTTCATCATCCGCAAGTGCAAAACTTGTAATGTTAAGTCCAGACTCAGATGCAAGCAGTTCTCTTCCTCTTTTTGTTAAAGTTGCTTCAACCGTTATTGTTTCGTTATTTAAGTAACCCATGATAAATATATATATTTGGTTTGTTCTGTTTTAATAAATATTTATATATACTTTTTTTTACACATCAATTAACTATTTTCTCTAAGTTCACCAACAAAAGACATAAATTTATTATCGGCAAATACACGGGCACCAGAATTGGGTCCTCCTTTTATTTCATATTTTTGCAAATTCAAATCTTCCTGAGTTTGTGATCGTATTACATTATGAAGATATTCACCACTATCAATTCTACTTTGTGTTCTATTATTATATTCGGAGTTTGCCTCTAGATATTCGTCATCCTGCATATAATAAAAAGGTATTCCTTCGTAAAGTGTCTTTTTTCTAGGTGGTCTTTGAACAACTTTTGGTTGTAGTGGATTTGTTCTACTTGTGTTGTATAAATACTCTAAATCATATTTTGCCGACTCACCTATTTCCACATTACCATAATCAAGATTGTCAGAAAATAAATAAATTGAATCAACATAACCACTGAATCTACCTATTTCTATATCTTTTAATAACATTTTATCACGAATATAACCTTCATCATATACTGACTTATATATATTATCCACAAAAAGACGAGTTGTTCCAGATGGATATAACATCAACACCAACCAGGTCCATTTATTTTTTGGTATCTGTTCCTCAAATGAAACAAACGGATATTTCCACTTTGTACTTGCACCTTCACTCGTTGATACATTTTCTTTTGAATTATTCCATGTGTATCCAAGTAATCCAGTTAATTCGTCATCTCCCTCAGAATCATTTACATTTACCATAAATGAAAATTTATCAGAATCTCCACGTGTTTGAATTAATGATTCTCTTGGATTGCTTTCTCCACGAAAGTTTATCCACATTGCAATTGTTAGGGAGTTAGTTAATATGTCAGAACCACCTATTACATCAACATAATCACTTGGTGTGTAAACTTCACCTTCCTCCAATTCAATATTTGTTATGTCGTTTCCAAGGTGTGCGAACTTTGATGTATCACGGGTTGTACCACCATCAATTAGTTTTCCGTGTAAATGTCCTTTTCTTTTTTTTCCAGAAAGGTCTTTTACACTATAATGTAAATGCGTTGTGTGTTCTGTTTCCATTTATGCCTTTATTATCGTTACATATCCAAATTTTTGTATTACCTCAATCGGACACATAAACGTTGGGTTGGTAAACATTGTGTTTTGCAATTCAATTACCCATCCATCGGAGTCCTTGGATACTACTTCAGTTATTCTATAAGTAAAATCAAGTGCGTTTTCGTAATTATCACATACACTTGAATTTAGTTGCCAATCGTGAAAATACACAACATCACTTTCTGTAATTACATCTGCCATTGATGATGAACCAGTAATTGGTTTTATTTTTAAAGTTATTTCATACGGAGAGTCTGGATTAACATCAAACGGAATTTCTTTTTGCGAATCTACATTATATGTGTTTGCGTTATCTTTTAGACCGGTTGGTACGTTTGCAAATAATGCAGGATGGGTAAATAGTTGTCCCCACTCTAATAGTTTGTCTTGTGTCCAATTATTTAATGTTTCTGGACGTTCACTATTACCTCTTGCAAAAAATATTGATTTATTAAATTTGATATTAGCATAATCAATCACCGCAATATACCACCAGTTTTGATTGTCACGATAAATTTGTAGTTTTATTCCATTTTCAGAATCAATGTGTTCCCACCTTCCACCATTTGCAAATGTGGTAAGGGTGTAAGCACCACCCAATGATGCGTTGTTGAATATATTTGGATCAACGTCGGGTACTTCTGCCAAACTTGCAAATATTTGTTTATTTAATAAATCACCACCCGTTACATAAATCATTGAACTAAGTGTCATTCCGTTCTGAGTTACATCAAAGCTATTTGGAAGTATTAATGTTGGTGTTTTTGATTGTGAGTATGATTTTGAAGCACTTTCTGATTTTGAATATGATATACTTCTAGATGAAGATCTTGTTGGGGTACCCGTGTCGGTATAGGATTGCGATTTTGAATAACTTATTGACTTACTATATGATATTGACTTTGTATTTGAATAAGACAATGATGCGGACATACTTGGAGTTTTGGTTGGTGTTGGTGTGGGTGTTTTTGTTGGAGTCGGTGTATATGTTGGAGTTTTAGTTTTTGTTTTCGTTGGGGTGGTTGTTTTTGTTTTGGTTCTAGACCTAGATGGTGATGGTGATGGTGATGGTGTTGGAGTGTCTGGATAATTTATTTCACGTGAGTTATTAAATACATAATGCAATTCTAGGTTATCACGAACGTCTATGTTAATATCAGAGTAACCTTTAACTGGTGTGGGTTCTTCTGAATAGTCTTGCTGAGACTCAACAGGAATATCGTCAATAAACCAAAATGAATCTAACGAACCTCCCTCTACACCTACTCTGTCAAAAACTACCCTTGTCCTTATTATTGGAGATGTTTTGTTTGTATCACCAGAAAACATATCTATGGTTGAATTAACATTGTTTATGCTATTTCTTCTAAACAATCTCCGTTTACTACTTTTGTGTAGTTTTGATTTTTTTTGAGATACTAATTTACCCGGTGTTTTAATTCTATTAACATCACACAATCTATATTCCGTATTTACTTTATATTTGTTTAATTGTTTTATTTCTACAATACGATCAACCTTCGCATCTTCTTCGTCTCCATCGTCTTTAAAAGATTGTACCAGATCTTCGTCTTCTTCTATTAAAAACTCATTATCATATATTCGGGACCTGTCTCTGAAGTAATCAATATCTAACTCCACATTTAAATTAATCCTGTTAATTTCTGGCATATTATCGGAAATTTGTTTTCCAATTAAATGTCTTAAAATAGAACGAGTGCTTGTTGTGTCTTGATCTGTGTCGTTTCTATATAACTCTATATGTCTGATAAGTTTATTAGAACCCGTTACACGATCAAATGAATCTGGTAATTTATTTTCAATACTTAATGTATTTTGGAAATCCAAATAATTTATATCTATTTTTAGTTTTTCGTTTGAGTCAAACTTTCCATTTGTTTCTATATTAAAAATTGGATTACTTCTTACATCTCGTTCAAAGCAAGACGGTTTGTATTTAAACTGAAATGGGATATATGTCTCGATTAAATTACTTGAAGACGACGTAAGTTTTCTAACTTCAAACGCATCTGTGTCAACTTTTGTCGATCCTCTAGTACTTACTTTATATGAGAATGAGTCTGGATCGGACTCGTTTATTTGTCTTGTAGAATTTATACTTTCTCTTCCGGTTGTAGTGAATAAAACCTCTGCATTTGCGACTAAACAATTTTCTAAATTGAAATCTATGACACCATTACGTTCCATATAATAAACACCATATATCTCGTCAAGATCACGACCACCACTATTAAGTCTTGTGTTTTGTTTATATTTTACATTCTTGTCAGTTAATATGTCATTAACACACCAACCCTCTTTGTTGTTTATTTCGTTTTTAAAATAATAAATAAATAATTCCTCATTAAAATGCCATACACTTCTTTCATTATGAGACTGATGTGATTTAGTAAAAATTTTATTGTTAAATTTTACTTCATCCGAACTTGATAATAAAATTACATCATCATACTCATCCTTTTCCATTTCAATATTGACTACACTGCCGGTGTCTGCAATATATGTTCCGTATTTCGGATATTCGTATTTCAAATCAAAATTTTTAACTCTTTGATTTTTTGAACTTACAAAACTTACCGTGTCATTAAATATAACCACATTATACCCAAGTTCCCAACCGGTGTCGGTTAGTTCAAATTGGACATTCTCAGTATTATTATTAAAGTACACTGGATTTGCAAAATCACCAAACTGAATTGATTTTGTATAATTTCCATAAAAATCAAAAAGGTCACCTGTGCAATCTAGTCTGTTGCACTTTATATTAATATTCAACTCTCCGTTTATGTCATCAATCCGTATCCTTGGACCTATGTATAAAGAAGATGCATTTTCTGGCATTATATTTATTGAATACGAAGACGAATTGTTATCATCGCAAACTGAACACGCATCTATATTTCTTCTAGCACCCCATTCAATTATAGTGTCTCTGTCTCTGAGTAGTTTTGCATTTCTAAAACCCTCTGCCACAACCAAGTCTCTGTCATCATAAGAAAATATATTTGGAGTCAAGTCGTACCCAAGTCTAAAATAAAACTCATCAGTTACACACGCACCCGAATCTGATATAAAAATTACTTTCCCCGTATTAACAATTGAATTTGCTGGATCAGTTAGTGGTATTATTTCATCACCCACTACCCATACATTCATTGATCCATCTTTGTCTGTGTATGTATCATAATAAATGTAATAATCATGTGCATTTCTAAAAACAGGATATTTGTTGATAATCTTTGTTGTCTTATAATATGTTCCTTCTATTTTGTTTATTGTTGATGTGCGTACATCTGACCCAAGCAATCTTACCTTTGGAAGAATTTTTTCAAAAGTATTTTCATAAGATACTTCAATTGTTACATCCACATCTTTTTCAGGATAAACTTTTGAGTAAACTGCTCTTGGTGGTAATTTATTCTCGACTGACTTTATTATTACCGACCATGCTAGTATATTGTTTCTGGCACCAATATAGTTAACTGCATATTTATCTGCAAATCTAAACTTATCTTTAACCGGTATTATTGTAAATGAAGAATCTACAATTTTACGAGAAGATTTGGTTGACTCAGTTTGAATAAATAATTCATTTTTAGATAAGTCTTCGTATAACTCTATATTTGACTCGTATGGCAAATCAGTATCAGTAGGTCCTGTTCCAAAGTTTGTACTAAACTTTACACTAGAAATTTCAATAGAATCGTTATTTACATTTCCATTAAATTCAGATTCTTTAAATCCGTACATCCATAAAAATTCGTCTGCAAACAGTTCACTTTCTTCCTTTTCCGCAAAGTTTCTTGAATCTATTTTTAAAAGAACCCACGCACCTTTTATTTCAGTCTTTTTACAATTTGGTTTAGTTATACTATAAAAGACTAACCAGTTACCAGACTCATGTATGTAAGAATTTTTTTTGTTTTTTCTGTAACTTCTAAAATACTGGCCATTTGCAGTTATCCATCTGCCATTAAAGTTATTTATATAAAATCCTTTGTATTCATCAGTTCCTATTACATGAAAATATTTTGTTAATGAATTACCTTCATTATAGTATGCTTGGTTTAAAAGTGGTTCGATTTCACAACTATAAGATAAAAATTTATCATTTATGCTTATATTAGAAATTGCATCAAGTGTATCATGTGTGTATATTATTGCCTCTTCATCGTCATCGGCATCATTATTTAATTCACGATTTACTGCTGAATAATATTTCATTTTACTATTGGCAGATACTTCAAGAGTAATAGAATCACCTATATCAAGTGTCTGATCTAATAGTTTATACTTATTTTGAATAATTTCTATAATATCAGATTTTACATCATATCCATCTATTACTTCATTTCTGTAATAATTTATACCACCGTATGATATTTGATCTTTTGTATTCTCTATAAAATTATTAGAATTTAAATTAAGTATATGATCAACTGAATCATCCATTGAACACATTAAATAAATGAAGTGATCATTAAACTCAGAATTATTGTATTTTAAAATCAAATATCTTCCTTCATTTAATTTACTTTCAAATTCATTTTTTGTAAGTTTTATATTAAGTTCTTGATTGGAATAAATTTCATTTGATAAATTATTTACGTCTAAATCATTTTCAATTACAAGATCAGGACTAAAAAACGAAGATAAGTAAACTTTGTTTTCTTCTAAGTTTAGTCCGGAAGAAAATAAGTTAAAATTGCAATTATACAATTCTTGCTTTCTGTCGTATACAAACTTTAGCAAAAAGTCAATATTCTCTTGTTCACTTTCTCTTAAAAATTTTATACGATATTCTAACTCTTTATTTATGTCTCTATCTACATAAGAAGAATGATATGCAATTACTTTTATACTTTTTATTTCTGTGGTTTCTATCTCTACTTTAGTTTTAAGTTTTAATTTAGTTATAAGTGGATTAATTAAAACGTCACGTGTTTTGTGAATAAAACTATTTTTATATTTGACTTTGGTATTCCTCATTGGAATGCCATTTTCATAAAATATTTTGTTTTCTGATTCTTTTTTTATTTCTAATTTTCGTGTGGAATTTATTACATTTGAAAAATTAAAACCAACATAGTCGGGTGTTTTTACTAACACTTGATTTTTGAAGTTGTACCTAGATTTATTTATTTGGGTTGGATTGTATAAATCCATATTTACTATTACATTGTCTGGATGATTTTCAACTATATCATTTATATTACCAAACATATATTTTTTGTTAAAATAACACCCGCCAAATCTTTGATTATTGTAAAGTCCATCACTTAAAATAAATTTAGAATCTGTATTTCTGTTTCCAACAAAACCATTTTCAAGTATACCCGTGAAAAATCCTTCCAATCTAACTTTTATTTTTTGATTTCTAAATCTAATTACACCGACTTTTCGTTCTACTACTTCCTCTCCGTTTATATTTTTTATATGAGTATATGTTCCGTTAAATAAACCAGATATTTGACAATCAATCACTCCACTTACAGTGCCTGATAGTCTCATTCTTTTATCAGAGTTAAAAGTTACACGTGTGCTTAGTTCATATTTTTTGTACGAATTTAAAGGTCCTGTTTTTTTGTTATTTAAAAAGATTGGATTCCAAATTGTAAAATTACCTGACAATTTAGATATTTCATTTGAAACAATGATATTAAAGTCAGATGGAAAATAATTATCCGCATCTGTGTTTGCATAAAACCTTATTATCGATCCGTCTGATAAGAGTGTTTCAGTATTTCTAACTTTTCTTGGATCGTAATTTATTAGAATCCATTGGTCTACATAAGGTTCGTAATAAATAAACCAAGTATTTGCTGAATTTATAAAACATATTTTTTTGTTTATATTTCGTTGGGAAGTATACCTTCCCTCGGCAGAACTTATTAAAAGTCTTTCATCTTCATCAATTGTATCTTTTTTTTGTATTTTTATATCTATGTAAAATTTTGTTAATATAGTATAATCAACTAATCCAGATTTCCACTGAGTGTTATAGTAAAACTCATTGGATGTGTATTCGGTTCTATATAAGTTTCCGTCTTTAAACACATGACCAAATGTTGGTATATCGGATTCAAGGGAATTAGAATTTAATTCACCATAAAAATTATTGTATAAACTTGTCTTGTTAGTTTTACCAGTAACTTTCTTATAGGAATTATCTGTTGAAAGACAAATTTTGTTTTCATTATCAGGTTTATTTACAAAAACTCTTTCATTTGCAAATGACACAATATCTTTATTTTTGTTTTTTCCAGACAATCTAATGTTTTTAAGTGGTTTTATTTTGTCAGTTGAATCTACTATTGTAATATTTTGATAATTTGCCTGAATTTCATTATCAACATTTACTCCTTTGAATTTGGTTCGTTCTAACAATGTTGGTTCTACCACCAATCCAGCAATAACACGACTTCGTGCAGGTAATAATTTTTCAAAATTCTCGAATAAAGATTCGTCCAGGTATGCTTTCAATGTATTTAAATAATTTGACCAATCTATTTTAGAAAAACCCTCTCTAACAAACACTTTTCTTAAACTTTCCAACTCTTTATACTTGCGTTTATCATAATAAGATGGATCTCCGATATAATCTCCTAATTTAAACTTTCCAAAAAATTTAATTATCTCTTCATTCAATGGAATACTAGAACCAAAAAATAAACCAATTGTATTTGAGTCTTTGCCGGCTCGGTCTAGTGATTTTTTTGTCGAACTAAATCTTGGGTTTAAGGTAGAAGTTAATTCCTGTGTCTCAATTCTAATTTTATTATTGTTAAATGCATGATTTCCATATCCAGGTAAGTCCGCAATTTCTTTTTTGAATTTACCCTTAAAATCAAATGGAAATTCTTTCTTAATGAAATTAAAGCACCTAGCATGGGATTTTAAATCCTTAGAAAAAGCACTGTTATTTAAAACTCCGTATCCAGTTTTATAATTTGCAGTATCAGATAAATCAAGTGGATAGTCAAGATTGCTTTTGAATAATAAATTTTCTCTAAGACTGTAAAAATCAGATATGTTATACGACTGGGAAAATAAAACATGATTTTCAAATTTATCTTCTGAAATTGGTGATGAATAGATTCTTAACCTGTTTATAACCCCTTTGTATTTATGGTCTGTGTAGTTTCCTATAAAAATATAGTCATCTAGTGAAAATGATTCATAATTTTTTTCATCTACAATAATATCAATGTTATCACTAAATACAATTTTGTCATCTACCTTTCTTTTTACATATAAAGATAATGTTTTTCGTTTCAGTCTATTAAACGACTCACTTCTTTGAATAAGAATATCAAAACCTTCATCAAACCACATATAAACAGGACTGTTTATCTCCAATGGGCATTTTTGTTCGTACTCACCGACACGCAAATAAAATCTACCATAGTCTCCGTCATTTTCTGCTAAGAATTTTACACCAAGTTCCCAATTACCACCTTCTATGAGTTTTACACTCTGAGAACCATTGTTGATACTAGGATCAAATGTAATATTCAATTCAAGAGAACTTGCTTTTTTGCTTTCGTATGACCAGGGTAGTTGAATGTACTGATTTTCTTGTGAAATATTTAAACCATAATCATATGTGTCAAACGTAAATGCAGAGTCACCTTCTGTATCAGAATATTCAGTTGCACCACCATATTCTCGTATACTGAATAAATGGTCAGGTATATCATAACACCTTAATAATGCGGTTATTGAAGATAGTGTTCCTTTTGTTTTTAAAATATATGGTAAATTGTTTAAGATTCGTCTCCAAATTTGATTCCTACGATATGTTTGTGTTTCTTTGTCGTTTACATTATTTTTTTGTATATCATCAAGATTTATATTTTGTCCTGCGAAATTTATTCCAAGTGATTGTAAAAAATAATAAATAAGTTTATCTGGTATTCCTTTTGTGTTTTTATTTCTTACTTTTCGTGAATTTCCTAAATTTTCTATGTACCCATTAATGTGGTCAAAATGCAAACCTACCAAATTTAAAAGATTCATAAATTCATCATTTTCTTCATTTCTTCTTAAAAACTCAGGAATATTCATTACCAACGATTCATAGTTTTCTCTGTCGTAGTAAGATGCTTCTTTGTGCTTTTTTTGAAACCATTGATAAGATAATGACTCAGTCCATTCTTTTGCTCTTGTTGATATAAAGTCAGGTGCTACTTTTCCTATTTCAGGTCCTACTCTTATCAATTCACGATTAGATACAATTTTGTCAGACTCGTAAAATCCTTCACTTGTAAGTTCAGAAATGTTGTATGTAAAGTAATAAGAATCCTCGTTTATTTTTATCCAATTTGATAATTTGAAATAACGAGTATCAGATAAAATCCAAGATGCTTCTTCAACTTCCCACCATATAAACCAATTTCCATTTGCGTGTTTATAGTCATACTTTCCATCATTATACCCATATCTAATATATCTTCCGTTCGCAGTCTCGTTCAATCCTGTTATACCAGATATGTAAATGTATTCATTTCTTGGAAATGCATGATCAGACTCTTCATAAAACAAAAATCTTTCATAATCAGTTAAGGAATAAAGTATTTCATCAAGACTTTTTTTGTAATTGTCTAAATCAATCTTTTTTAATATATTAATCGCATCGGATGCATCTTCTTCTGTTGCAAGATTGCTTTCAATTCGTTTTTGTAAAGATAAAATATCATATTCAATAGCATCTATTTTATTTATCAAATCCGAAATTTTTGAATGCTTTGCAATAAATATTTCAAGTTGTTTTGCCGCTGATGAAAACTTTACGAAATCTCTAAAGTCAGAAAAATCATGATTATTTACATTAATGTCTTCCGAAAAATAGTTTGATATTGCTTTAGTTGCTTTATCAATTTTTGGTTCATTTTCGTTTTGTAATTCATCTTGATTTAGTTGAGTAGTTCCACTTGATGATATTACTTTGAATCTGTCAGGTCCTCTTAATTTAAAAGCAGATACTTTGTTTGTTTTAAAAAAATTAGTCTTTTGCATAACATCGTCAGAATAAATTGACGATGACAAATAAAGTTTTTGACCAACTGCTATATTAGTTGGTAATGGTTCAAATAACTTTAAAATACTAGGTTGGTGCTTCTGTTCATCATTTTGATTTTCTAATGTTGGTGTGACTGAAATCAAAGGATACTTTTCACCTTCTCCAAAATTTATGTAATTATTTAAATAGGTATCAAATCTATCAACATACAACGAGTTTAAATAATCTACATCAAATAATGAAATTAAAACTGTTTTGTAAAAATTAATAACATCTTCATCAACCGCAGAGTCTCCCAGTCTTGGGTGAACACTTATCAAATAATTTATTGAATTTAAAAATTCAAAATAGTAATCACTTTGTGTAAATACATTATTGTATTTTGATAGTAAAATATTTTTGTAAAGGTCTATTAGTTTTTTGTTAATACTTTCTATTGACTCATAAACATCTTTTACTGAATCTGTGCCCAATACTTGTTTAGATTTATTTAACGCATCTTCATAGTTTTCTACAATAGATTCCAATTCTACTTGAAAAGACAAATCTCGTACATCTACTTTTCTTATAAAGTTTTCTGTAAAATTGTATAATGAGGGTCCCGGAATTCTTTTATTTATTAAATTTAAGTATTCAAATGTTAAAGATGCGTCACTTGGATTTGATGAGGTTTTTAAGCACTCGGGTATAATCTTTACCTCAGTCCTAGTTTGTGATATTTCTGTTATCACAAGTTTAGTTGGATTTTCAAAAGAACCACAAATATTATTTAAAAAACTATATCTTATATAATAACTTCCACGATCTAATTCAAGAGATTGTAAATCATTACTTGGTGATACAAGAACCTCATTTCCTACCAATGAATAGTTTTGATTAAATACTTGAGTTGTACCCGTAATAAAGTCTCCATTGTAGTCGGTGTAATTTAAAATTTTATTTTCGTACAATGGTGTATCCTCAATATTTTTCCACCCAAGTTTTTCTTGATCCAAATTATAAACAGTAAATTCAACTACATCCTTTGGACTTTTTCCAAAAATATATTCCGTTGGAGTAAGTTCAAATGATAAATCAAGGGTGTCTTTGTTTACAAAGTATCCCCTTGTAAGTTTTTTGTCATCCGATGGTTCGGATTGAATGTACTGTAGATTACTTGCCATTTACTGATTAAGTCCCATAAATGGAAATGTCTCTACTCTTGCCTCAGACGCATCTCGTTCCGTTGATGATTTTGGTAAAAATGGAAAAATATCCTCAAAGTCATCAGCACTTGTTCCCTCACCAGATGCAATTCTTTGTGATACTATTGTATCTCTTGCAGCCAGATACATTTCAGCAGAGTCTTCTCTAAATTTAATATTTCTTGCCATTTCTTCATCTAGTTTTGAACTTAATTCATCAATTTGTGCTTGTAACATTTGTTCATTATTAATTGCATCATCAAGTTCTTCTTCAATGTTTACTAGGTCTTCATTTTCTTCAATTGGTGTTTCTTCAAACGACTGTATTTCTTCTTGAAATTCGATTACATCGGTTGTTGCATATGACTCTATTTTAGGTGGAACTATTTTTCTTTTTTCTGTTTTTATTGTAAGAAAATAATCTTCAAGATTAGAATCATTTGTTACCTCGTTTTGAGAAAAATTTACAACACCAAATCCATCTGTATTTACATTCAGTTTTTCATCTGTAAATAACGATTGAATTTTTTCTTGATTGAAATTTGATTCTTTTAAAATTTGTGGTATTTCTTTCATTATATGGATAAGTGAAATGTTCTTTGTTCCTCTGTTATGTAATCACCCTCGTCTGATTTTACTAATATCAAAAATTTGTAATACCTACCAGGACTTATATTTAGAAAGGATATATTAAAAAAATGTCCATTTTTATCGCAACTTATTCTTGAATATTTGTCAAAGTCAATTATTACCTCTTGTGTCTCTGCGTCAATGATTGAATAATAAAGTTCGTTTGTGGTGTAATAAGATGCAGTATAAACTGCCTTCTTTTTTATTCTTCTAATAGGATTTTTATGTCGCACCCCAAGTCTGAATTTTATAATCTCAGAGACTTTATATTCTTTTTTAATATTTTTTATTTTTACATGAACATCACCAATAATTTCTTCCAAATTATCTATATCAATCTTTTCACTATTAAATGTTTTATAGAAATCACAAGATTCGGTGACTACTTTATCAATTTCAAAGTCTTCAAAATCTAAACTTTCATAATCTTCACACTCATGTTCAAGTGTTCCACTGCCAAGTGTTCCACCCCCCAATGACCCGCTCCCTAACGATCCACTTAAATCGGTGTCTGTTTTAACCTCAGTTTTTATTTCCAAAAACTGAAAATCATCGTATGAAACTTTTAAACGTGGAGAATAGATAGTATTGGTACTCGATGAAAAGAACTTAATACTCCCAAATTGATTAGTTACACTTTCATTTCTTAACTTTAATACAAATCCATTATTTTCAATATCATTTTTTATCCAATACTTCACTATCTCGGTAACATTTATTCTTAAATCAGATGTTTTTTCTGTAAGTTCTATTCCTGTATTTATATTTTTATAGTTTCCACAACAATCTATTTTTTTATCAAAATAAGTTGCACCAAGTATGCCATCGTTATCATGTAACCACTTTACATCAGATGAATATAACCAGTTGGCTGGACCATACACAGGATCATAATCTACACCCGCACCCGTTCCCTCTGTCCACTCACAATTAATAGGAAAAACTTCAAGAAAATTTCCACTATCAATATTTTCAACATGGGTTATTTTTAAGTTTAACTCAGCACTAAAATCTAAATAAGACTCAAGTGTGTCTGTGTCAATTGGTATCTCAAATTTTATTAAAATCTGACTTAAATTATGACCATTGCTATTGTTGTATGTATTGGTTATTTCTAATATTTCAGAGTTTCCGTAGTTCAACTCTCTTTTAGATTTTAATTTATATATTGTAGTGTCTTTGCTTGGGTAATAAAATAAGTTCATTATACAACCCTCCCAATTATATCTCTAGATGGATATTTTATTTCAAATATCGACGGGTCTTGTGATGGATATATTACTTTGTTAATAGTTGCTCCTTCTATGTCGTATTCGTTTTCGGAATAATCACCATCGTTTATTGTTAAATTTATAAAGTCAAGTCGTGCTACTGACTTTACACCTTTTGTTTTTGACAATAAAAGTTCTACACTACCAATTTCAATTGGTTGTGAAATTTGCCAAGTCGTTATATTAAAATGTTCTGTAATTTTATTGATACAATTTAATAATACTTCTTTTTTGTTAAAACTTTGAAATACACTTATTTCAAAATAAATTCCAATATTAATTATGAATGCATTTGATATATTTATCCCATCCGTTAGCATTCTAAAGTTTGATAAATAATTTATTAAGTTGTTTAAAACAAGTTCATTTGGTGCTACCAGTTTTTGATTTTCGTCATAACTTAAAATATATAGATTTACAGCAAACGGATTGTTTATTTCACCATATACCGTATTTAGTCCACTTGGTTGTACATCGGTGTCTCCCATAGTTGAGGATTTTATTGCATCTATTTGTGACTTTGTATCTAATATTCCGTCCTTGGTTACAAATGCCTTTGCAACACTGCCGTATTTACTTGGCATTGCATAGCATCTAATTACATAATCCTCTTTTGTGACCGCTCTCATTTGTGATGAAAAGTTTGCAAGTCCTTTTAGACGAATTTCTTCATCGGTTTCTTCTCCACCACCACCACGTGCAGGATCTGGATTATTGACTATCAAACTATTTTTAACTGTTTGTAGAACCAATTTTTCCTGAGCAGACAGGTATTCGTTTGTATCAGCATAATTTACAGTACCAATTGCATTTAATACATTTGATTTTACATTAGACTCCGTACCCCCACCTGTGTAATATTGTACTGTTATCTGCGTATTGCTGGGTGCTGATCCATAAGAATCTGATTTTAAAAAGTTCATTGGATCAAATCCCATGTCAAGTGAACTTTTTGTGATGTTAATATTTCTATTTATGTTTGTGGTGTCAGGTGAAATTATGTTATCGTCAACCTTATCCGATCCCTTACCAAACTCAAGTGTGACCGAGTTGTTTGTGTTTACATGGGTTATGTATCGTTTTGATGTCTTAATATATTTTAAAACATAAGGAGTGCTTGCTGAATATTGAGCATAATTTGGAAATGACTTTTGCGTATTTTGTTGCTCAATTAAAACTAAATCTTGTGCCATGTACGGAACTTCGTGGTATATATTTCCCTCGGAATCTTTTACTGATACAATTTCAAGTACATTTGGTTCTGTTAGTTCTATTTCAAAAAATTCAGATGCTTGTCCCACAGCAACTGTTTTTTTGGTAAGTGTACCGGCAGTTGTATGAACTTTTTTCTTAAGTAAATAGAATAATGCTTGTCCAGACGAATCTCTTTCAAATACACTTATTTCAAGTGGTGATTCGGTTGTATTTTCTGCGAATTGAACACTATTTGTAGTTCTAAAAACGACTTCTGTATTTTCCGAAGACCTTATTTCCATACCCGATTGTATATTTAGTGCATATTTCATATCAGGAACATTTTTACCATCTTCATCTAGTTTAGATGGTACAATGTGCATTATATCTACAATAGTGGATGCTGGTTTAGAAGCACTTGGTTTATATCCAAGATAATTAGCAAGAGTTAAAATATTTTTCCTTTCGGTTGCATATTGAAGAAAACTTTCTTTAAATTGATAATCTATATAATAAGATAATACATCTCCTACGTATGATGCTAACTCAAGAAACATCATTCCAGTTGAGTTTTCCGAAAAGTCTGTGTATGTACCTGGAAAATAAGTCTTGGTATACTGAACAAGGTTTTCTTTAAAACTTGCAAAATCACGACTTAGGTAATTTATGTCTTTATCTTTTGTTACTGCGTTGTAATTGTCACTCTCCATTTTATGCCTCTATTGTAAGTTGTAAATCCTGTTCAGATTCGGGTATTTCTTTTATTGAAAATATAAGATTTATATTTACTGTGTATTCATTTGTGTCATTTCCAACAACTCTCCTCACCTCATTTCCCATACTGTCAAGTTCAGTTATTACATCATTTGATCCATGTGTTATTTCCAGGGTATCAATTTGTACATCAGGCATCCACCTTTCTACTGCTTCTGTTATTGAGTCTTCTAAAAGTCCGTCTACCGCATCCGCAGTATTCTGCTCAAATAATATTTCCCTCAAAGTAGAACCGTATGTTGGCATCATTGGTCTTTCACCTTTATTTGTTAATAATAGCATCATTAAATTAGTTTTATATCTAAGTAATGTTGATCTATTTTGTGCAAAGTATCCATCCGCATCACTTCTGTGATATGGTATTTTAATTCCAAGAGGAACAGATTCATTTACATAGTTATCAACCATTTTTCTTTTTATCAACAAGTTTTAATACATCTGAATAATTTCGGGTGAGTGCGTTGGAGATATGATCTGGCAATGCGTCTAAGGAAACCTCATTGCCATTTGTATCAGAAAAGTTTTGCTCCATTCCGTTTGACACACTTGATCCCTCTTGTGGTATTCCCCCAACGGTTTCATTTAGTATTTTATTTATTGCTTCATTTTTGCTAAATGTACGTTGTGGTTTTATTGTTTGTTCGGTCTTGAGAACCTGCTTTGCAAGAGAAACCGGATCAGTTTCTCTTTTTTTAGTAGATTTTATTTTCTGTGTGTTTGTCTGCGTTTTGATTTCAGATAATAACTCAGGAAGAGATGAACGTAGTTCTTCCCGCACTGCTTGTTTAATAATGTTTACTAATTCTGTCTTTTTCATAATAAATATTTCTATACATATATATTAACCTATTGCATATATTAACCATCTATCCACACTCTTGTGCTATGTAATGTAGGTAATCTTGCACGAAGTCCTGCTAATTGACCTTGTTGTGCAGGAGGACCTGTTGTGATATATGGGTCATTGTGAACATGACTTGATAACCACCCACACAAACTTGATAACCATGCAGTTGTAATATCACCCTTTAAAACAGGATGTCGTGTGGTCGTATATGCTCCAAGGTGAATGGTAGGACTAACAACAGATGTGTGTTGTGATGTTGTTGTTACAATTCTCTGTACCGCATTGAGTGTCATTTCACTATCCGTTGCGAAACCAAGTTTTCCTTTTGCAAATGTGACCATTTCTCCGGTTTTTGATGAAAACATAACTCGTTCCGAGTTAATCAAGATTTGGTTTCCACTTAACTCAGGTAATTGCTTTCCAAACATTAAATTTCCTTCAGCCTGTTCCATTGCTTCTGTCTCGGTCTTTTCCATTTCAGCATTAAAAGTGTTTTGCCTTGCCTGTTGTGCCTGCTTTATAGATTGGTTTACTGCTTTTTTATCCGTAAGTGTTTTATAGTCTTCTGGATGCAAAAGTGCAACTGCATTTAAATCTGCATTTTCAATTGGTGTACCTTTTATGTCATTCCTTGTAATCGGTTGACCTGTGTGAAATGAATTTACCGAATCAGGATTTTCGTTTGCTGATTTTTGTTCTCCTGCACTTGGCCGTGTTGTGGTGGGTTTTGAAGAAACATTGCTTGGTGTGCCTGTGCTAGACGAAGATGAACTTGTTGGTTGTGTTTGCGAAGACCCACTTGAACCGGCACTCGTTTGTCCTGTTCTATTGTTAGGTGTACCTGGTTGTGATATTGGTTGAGTCTGGTTTTGTTGTACTTGATTTCGTTGTGGTTGGTTTTGTTGATTTGTGTCATTTGCAACCGTACTCTGCGATGAATCTTGTGAAATAGAACCTATACCCGAAAGTGCAGTTCCCCCAACTCCTACATCTGTGCTAAATGAAACTCCCTCACCAAATGATGTGTAGTCTATTGCTCCTGCATTTTTTGCTACATTTACAGATGCAACATTTGCTTTGCTAAAATTAAGTTGTGTTGATGCACCTGCCTCTTTTTGTCGGAACAACCCACTTATTGGATCAAATCCCATAGTTGCGACTTGTTCACTTCCTTTGTTTAACGACAAACCCATAGAACCAAAAGATGCACCGGCTGCTTTTAGTTTTGCTTTTTCTTCCTCGGTAATTATAGCAGAGTATTGTTGTTTAAAATCAGGATTATTACGGGCAAACGGATTTAGGATTCCCTTGGAACTTAAATCATCACCAACTGCTTTTACTTTTGCACGTGGATCAAGTGGGTCTACTAATTTGGTTGCTTCTCCTTTCAAGGTGTCTGTCAATGAATTTCCAAACTCAACTTGATTTACCCAATCACATAAATCAAATGTAAACTTATCTAAATCAAAACCAAACATAGCACCAAAATTAAATTTTAAATTTCGTAGTCTATTAAAAATTGCCATAAGTAATGCAAGTAACTCTAAGTTTATTCCAAATGAAAGCATCCAACCGAGAGATTCTTCCGTCTTACTTCCGAATCCTTTTTTATTTTTTAAACTTGCACAAATTGACTTTAACCCGAATGAAGCAAGTTTAAATATTTTAAACATGGGACTGTCTTCTGGATTTATACCTAAATCTCTTACTCCGTCTATTTCTATTCCGAGGGAATTGGCTGCCGACAATGCTCTACCCGCTTTAGTTTTATTCAGAAGAGTTGACTTGCCAACAGAACGTGCCTTTCCTAACGCACCCACGATTCCACTTTCATATGCAGAGTTTAGTGAAAAATTTCCGACACCAACTCCCTTAATAAATTTAGATTTTCCTTGCTTGCTATTAATTGAGTGGTAAACATTTGACGATGACGATACACCCGTTGAACCTATGCTTCCTGATATATTTGCTCCGATCCGTGGGTTTGGTGACACACCCTCTACATTTACAAGTTTAGATGCATTTGCCATTCCCATCTTACCAAGTCGCTCACCAATTGCAGTTCCGTCTTTTTCTCCAACCGCAGAACCCAAGCTTGCTCCAATTGATCCTGACCAATCTCCTGATTTTGCTTTGCTTGCAGCTGCACTTGGTCCAACACTTCCTCCAGCAGAAGAAGCATTCATGCTATTTAATGGAGCAGCCGAAACCTGGCCCATTTGCGTGGGACTTGGACTAACACTACCCGGACCCGGAACCTGTCCTGTTCCAACCGATGAACTTGAAAGTTTACTCAATCCAGCAAAGTTCTTTGGTTCTTTTTTTGGTTTTTCATTTGGTTTTGGTTTTGGGCCAACTAATGTTGGTGAAAATCTTTGTATTGTTTTTCCCGAAGTAATGTGAATTGATGACCCATCTGCATTTATATCCTCCATAATTGTATGGGAAAATATTGACTCGTCTCCACGTTTGGGTCTCTGTCTATTGCGAATTAAAATCATAGGATTTCCCAAGTTTCCACTGTAATCATCTCCATTGCCTTGGTTTGTTCCTACGTCTATTTTCGGATCATCCTCATAGCAACCAAAACGAATACTTGAACCAAACCTACTTTCTATAATAGTATCTCCCTCAAAATGCTTTAGTGGTCTTACTTTATTATTTGCTTTAAAATATTTTCCAAGAAAAACTCCATATTGATTGCTTGCAGGACTTATATTTGATGGGTTTCTAGCACCTACTAAATTTGGACAATTTGTTTTATTTGGACGATTACCTGCTCCGTATCTAGGTTCAGTTCTAAAATCTGCGGAATTATTTAAAAAATTTCTTGAATTTATTCTACGAGTATAGTAGATATTATTAATATATTTTACAATAACCACAGTTTCATTTAACAATGGATATTCTTTTATTCCTGTTTCAAGTGGCAAAATCCAAGTAAGTTCGTTAAGTGGTGCTTTATTCTGACTTACGATTGCTCTTGCTTTTATTCTACCTATCCATGAATAGTCAGGCTTTTCTTTGTCGTTATATCCCTTTGGCCATTCAAGTTCAGTTATTTTAGGACAAGTTTTTTTATCTTTAAACACAGGATGATTTTCGTCACGAATTATATCAAGAACAACCGCCGGTTCAAGTTCGTAGAATTGGACAGAATCTGGTGTTCCTGAAAATGCCCTGCGGGCAGTCATCAAGTGGTTTGTTCCAACCTCTTTGGTTACTGATTTTTTTGTAAATTTACTGTATGCCATCCTTTGATTGTTTTATTTGTTTATCAATACTTGCTGATTTTTCTTCTAAATCATTTAACTCTTTTTTTACATTATTTAACAATTCTTCTTTTTCACTTTCCGTTAGCATACTACTCCCCCCCGCATCATCTGATGACGAAGATGTACCATTGATAAATCTAGTTAAAACGGCAGACAATTTTACAAGTTGATCATCGTTTTTAACCCCAACATCTATATAGTCCTTTATCATAGGTGCAATTACAGTCGCAGAACCTATATCCTTTACCATTTCACGCAAATCTTTAATCAATTGATTGATTTGCTCTTTTTTGTGATTTGAGTTAAAGTATATATCTTTTACAAGTGAAGAGAATGTTTTTCCCTTAAAAATTTCAGTATCAGAATCCATAAATATAAATATAGATGTATATATTTTTTATGGTATTGAATAAAAGTTAATCCATATCAATATAACCTTTATCAATATATGATCGTGTTAACTGAGACTGGATATCTTTCATTTTATTTACCACCTTTGTGATATTCTGTGTTTTGCAATCTGTCATTTCTCTTATATAAAGATAAAGTGCTTTTTTGTTAAAATTTTCTATTGAATCACTTCTTCTGAATATTTCAATTACTGCACACGCTATTTTAAATTCATTTTTCTTTTTAAATAATCTTTCTAAGTGTTTGTCGTAATATTCAATCATTAATGAAACAAACTCACTTAGTTCTTTTTTATGAGTCTCACTCTTTGGGTTGATTGTAAGTTCTTTCTTTTCGTAAATTATTTCTTCATCATCAACACTTTCGTGTCTTTTAAATTTTTTATAGTTTCCGTTGTTATATAAAATTAAAAAATTCTTTGCGATTATACTAAAATAAGAAAATGCTTTTCCGTTTCCTTGTTTATACTTGTGTATGTTACTTACTAAATTACTGACAACTTCCTGCTGTACTTCTTCATGACTGCATTGAAAATAGGAAAACTTAAATGTATTTAAAATATTTTCTGCGAGTTTATCAAATGCATAACTTATTCTTTCGTTATATATGTTATTCCTAAAATTTACATCATCTGAGTTATTGTATTCTACAATTGCATCTTCTGTATCTTGTGAGAAATATATCTTTTTGTTTTTTGATCTTGGTTTTCTTTTTTTCTTGAATTTTACTTCTTCCATTAATTGTCTAGCCTTTTCTCTAGGTTTTTTATTGTTATATTAAGTTCATCAAAAATGACTCCGACTTCGTCATCTTTTTCAAATAGTTGCTTACTATCTACCTCCTTCCACTTTTCAACTGTAGAGTTTAGTTCGCTCAGTGTTTCAATTGTCCATTCTTCATATACCGAAACTTTTCTATATAAATTAAAAATTATATACAATAAAATAAGAACTACTAATACCAATCCACTAAAAATATACACAGTCATATTTTAAATAATAACCCTTAAATAGTTGATTTGTCAATGTTTAAGTAATTTATTTACCATCTTTATTGTCAGATTCTTCTTTTTTTTCTTTAGTTGGTACATTTCCAAGGGTACTATTGGGTATATATCCTTTATTATTCTTGTATATTGTTTTTGCAAAATATTTACTATGTGCTTCCATTGAACTTTTTTTCCAAGGTACATAATACGGTCCTTTTGATTCTATTTCCGTATCGTACATTGGTGTTGAAATTACATTCTCATCATCTTTTTTTATCTTTGTGTTTTCTATTATCGGTGACGGTGTTATCTTTGGGGTTGGAGTAGGAGTTGGGGTACTGGTTGGAGTTTGAGAAGGACTTGGTGTTGGGGTCGGTGTCTCGGTTGGAGTTTGAGAAGGACTTGGTGTCGGAGTTTGAGAGGGGCTTGGTGTTGGAGTCGGTGTCTCAGTTGGAGTTTGAGAAGGACTTGGTGTTGGAGTCGGTGTCTCAGTTGGAGTTTGAGAAGGACTTGGTGTTGGAGTCGGTGTCTCGGTTGGAGTTTGAGAAGGACTTGGTGTTGGAGTCGGTGTCTCGGTTGGAGTTTGAGAAGGACTTGGTGTTGGAGTTGGTGTTTCAGTTGGAGTTGGTGTAGGTGTCGGGGTTGGAGTTGGTGTTTCAGTTGGAGTTGGGGTAGGTGACGGAGTTGGAGTTGGTGTATCTTCAATTACATCTTCTATAAAATCACCTTCTTCTTGGAATTTATCAGCAAATGGTAAATTATCTATCCAATTTTTTTTTTCGGTAACTCTTCTCCAAGAGTCATTCTTCCACCTACCATAATGTTGTATGCCAACACAAGTGCAACTGCAACAGGATCAAAAACCAAAACAATTACAATGATGAACCACTTTACGACTTGGTCTACTGGCATTCCAAATGATTCTGCGATAAAACGAAAACTACCAATATCGGTTGAACGAATTCCTTCTTTTTCTTTTAATATCTCTGCTTGGTTTTCTTTTATTTTGTCGTACTTATCTTCTATAATAGTAACATTATCTAAATCGTTTGTTGTATCACGAAGACCATTTACCTTTTCCACAAATTTATCGTATTCACTTGAAATTTGATCATCAATTTTTGCAAGAGCATCATTATATGATTTTGTTGCGGAAGTTTCTTCTTCTGTTATTGCCGATAGTGATTTTGCGATAGAATCTCTTTCAGGTTGTTGTGCTATCCTTAATTCTTCTATTTTCTTTTTATTGTTACTGAATAACCCACCACCCTTCGATTCTAATTCACTTTTTGCTTTATCTAATACCGCAAGACGATCCATTAATTGTTGCCTGCGTAATCCTCTTGATTCTGTATCTGTTTTGTTTCTATTAGCAAGTGCTTCTTGTCGTTTTCGTCCGTCTGCTACATAATCGTCATAGATTTTTTGAAAACCTGCAATCGTTTCAGTCTTTTTATCTTCTACCGTTACATCTGTGTTTTTAAGTGTTTCAATTTCGGTTTCAATAACTACTATTTCTTTATTAAGTGTTTCTATGTTATTTTCGTGCATTTCAACTCTTGATCGTGTGTCATCGTATGCATCACTTAAAAATCCATAAATACCTAAAGAAGTAATTCCGATCAAAACTACAACCGAAACTGTACAATACCATTTTAATATTCTTGGAATTCTTTCCCAATAACGATACAAAAATGAAGTCATTGCAAGTTTTCCTGCCTCAAGGACTCCTGCCATAACCATGGCTGCGATGGCCGCACCCGCAAATAATAATCCAATACCTCGCACAGAAAAGAAAGCAGCCGTTCCTGCTACTGCAAGTGCCAATACCCCTATAATAGCAGTAAATAACTTCATATTAATACATATCTCCCTTTTCTATTTTCGTAATTCTACCAACACACATTATTATATGTATAAATATAATATAGTTATAAAAAAAGAGGGTAAAATTCCCTCTTTTATTTTTAAGTTGTTTAAGTTAGATAATCAAAGGATTTTTACCTTCTTTGCTTTTGTTTCAATTACTTCCTTTTTTGGTATAGTAACATTAAGAATTCCATTATCAAATTTTGCGGAAATCTTATTAACATTCAATGTTGCATCATCAACCTTAAACGACCTCCTAAACGAAGACCGTTTCAGTTCCCTGTAAACATACTTTACGTCGGGGTCTTCAATCTCAGTCTTTTTTTCACCTGCTATCGTAAGCAATCCGTCTTCATATTCAACTGATACATCTTCCTTTCCAAGTCCTGCAATTTCTGCTTCAATTCTAACTTCCTTAGTTGTATCTGCTACATTTACTCTGGGGTATGAACTATTTCCAAAAAAGTTTACTCCGAATTCTTGTCCGAAGTTTGGAAATGCTTGATTGACCATTTTGTCAAAAATAGAGTCGAATGGAGTTAAAAATTCGTCTCTTAAATTTGGAACGTGTTTACCAAGTCCTGTTCCATTGGACTTATTATATCCGTAGTTTTTCATTTTATTTATCCTATTTTAGTTACGAATCCCGTTTTGGGCATCCGTTGAATAACCTCATTTGAGCATTACTCTAATAATAAATATACTATAATATATAAAAAAGTCAATTATTATGGATCGAACTTCATTATATTATCCATGTTGGACTTTTCTGCTAAACAGGTCATATGATCTGCCCAATGAATAACTCTTGGAAGTTCTGTTTTCAACCCCACTTCTTTTGAAAATGCTTTTAGGTATTGTGGGTTTGCTTCATCGTACATTCCGTCTGAAAGTTTTATTCCGAGAAATTCTTTCTCAGTTATTTTAATTTCAAAGTGCTGAAGTAACCATATTGATCTATCCGTGACAGACATCCAGTGAATGTCAGGATTAATGTTATACAACTTTCCTTGGTTCTTACGATGCCACTCACTATCATTGTGTTGGTATTGCTCCCCGTCAAGTGAGCCAAGTTTACCTAGATCATGGTTGAAGGCTGCGAACATCATTTCGTCATCTGTAAAGTCTATATTTGCACCTATGCTTTGTAGTAAAACTTTGACTCCCCTTACAGTTTTGCACACACCTAATACATGGTCTATATAACCTCCGTCATATGCGTTGTGAAATCTGTCAATGCTACTTGCAGGTGATACTAATGCACGTAAACCAAGACACCCGTCATCAGTTCCGAACATATGAAGTAACTTTTGTTGCCGTTCTCCTTCAAAGGTATTTTCAATAAATTGCAAAAATTTTGTGTAATTTTCTTCAAGTTGCTTTTCGGTATAATTCATACAGAAAATATTATATTATAGTTTACTACTTGTCAAATAAAACTTTTTTGAACTCACCTATGTGTGCTTGAAAATTATCTCGTTTCCACTTTTTCATTTCATTTAAAAGTGAATAATAGTAATCAAACTTTTTATTTAATATTTTGTTCGAATTTACTAAGAAACATCCTGTTTTGGAGAATGGTCTTTCATTAAGTGAATGTTTAAATTCTTTATACAAAGATGTGTAACCTTGCTCTTCTAAATTCAGAATTTCACCACTCTTTACTTTTTTTATCTTACTATTTAATTCGTTTATGTCACTATAATTACTGCAAAATGTGTCATTTGCAAATAGCATTGTTCTATCGTTTGGTAGCACTTCGTAAATGTGACAGATGTATTCATAATAGTAATAAAGAAAATGATTTTGATTTTTTATCCGTGCGAATGTACCATTTACATTTTTTAATTTATGAGAATTTGAGTCTCTAACAGTTATCACATCTAATCCAGGATAATATACCCTTGAGTCTGATGAATATACAACACCAAATTTCGGTTCACTCCATTTTTTAATTATTCTTGTTTTCTTTGAAGTTTCTTGATAATACTTTTCAAGTTCAATATCATCTTTCTGGTGCTTTTCACGATACAAACTTTTTTTATTTAATACGACTTCTGTTTTACCATTATATTCTTTTATTTTTTTTGATATAAGTTGTTTTATCGCAGCCCGATTGTAATTTGTGTAAAGTTGGCGATTGATGTTTACGTTTTCACGTGAAGCAGGTGCGTGGTACATATGGTATGCTACTTGTGAAACACTACCAAAATTTACTCCCGGTTTAAGTCTATTCTCTACGAAATCTAAATCCTGAAATCCCCACCCCTCAAAATCCTCATTCATTCCACCTGCATCTACAAAAGAAGAGTTTCTAATAATAAATGAAAATTTACCATTTTGTGAGTTTGATTTATACTCAGTTTCGTTGTTTAATTGTGCAATATCACTTGAGTGAAGACGATATGTTTCTTCTTTGTCAAGAAAGATTACTTCTGAAAACGGACGTATAAAGTCTGTGGTTGTGTCAATACTTTGTAGAACAAAATTGAAATCAGTATAAAAATCCCCATCTACAATCCATAGATATTCTGTAAATACATCCTTGGCTGCATAGTTTATGATTTTTGATTTATTAAATTTGTTGGAATTACTTTTGTAAATTAAATGAGTAATGTTTGTGTAGTTTAACAAGTATTGCTCTATTACCAGAGTTTTGTCACTTTCTTGTTCAACAACCACCACATCGCAGTTTAGTTTATTCAGTTTTTTAATTAAATAACAGAAGTTATTAAATCTGTTGGATATTAATCTATATATGGGAACAATAATCGTGACATTATCATTATTCATTACACCCCATCCTCTATTCCAAATAATATGTCAGAGTTGCTTGATCTTTTTACAATTAATCCTGCTTGATATAGTTCTCTGAATGTATAATGTGTTCCATTTACACTTCCGTCAAACTTAAAGTCTATACAACACTCATTTTCTTGTCCGGAATTTAATGTAATAGTAACAACTGCACCATTTAGTGTATCTTGACCACCAACTTCTATTGCAATATATCTTGGATCATAATCTTTTGCATTTCTTATACCAAGTGTACCTTGTCTTGCTTCGTTGAAGTAAATTGCCATAAATGCTGGTTGTGTTCCAGATAGCACATTCTTGGGGTAACAGAAGATGGTGTTTTCACGTGCGTTTTTAAATGTACATCTCAATCCGTTGGATGGTGTTCCTGATGGTAAATCTATTGTTTTCTCAGGATCCAATGTGTATAATCTAGGTGTCGTGTTTATTGTTTTCCCATTAACACCAGTTGTCATAAATTTACTATCTCCGTCTGCCACTAATAAGTCCTCAAGTTTTGCAGAAGCATTTGTGAGACCATCGTTAACATCAACAGTGACTTTGTCTTCGTCACAACATCTTTCACTATCACATATATATGAAGATTGTTGAATAGTTCTTCCCCAATGTTTAATGTTTAATTCTTCTCCGTCTTGTGTTATTACTGACAGTGTTACATTTTCTTTTGTTATACCCTCACCCAATTCGTTGACTGGTATAATTTCTACGGCAGTCTGCTCTGCGGTTAGTTTAAATTTGTTAATAATTGGTTCGTCTAAACTTGGACTATCTATTTTAAAATACATTTCATCTGCCATCGGAACATAAATTTCTTCATTTTGAGCATCTTTTTCAAGTGTAATTTCAAAGATTACACCTTCAAAACTATACGCAGTTGATGCACCCGATGGAGATACAACCAAGTCTGGAATATCCGTATCATTGTTGTCAATGTATAAATTGTTTTCGTCCTCAGATTCTGTGTTGTCTCGTTGACTCGCATATGCACACTCACCACGTACCTTGATGTTTGGAAATCTACGAGCAGTGGGACTTGTTTGAAATGGTATTAAAGATTTTAGAAGTGAAGCACTTTGAGTATTTGCGGTGTTTGACTTTAGAGTTACGGTAATTTCACCAACCCCATTTAAACCATCAATTATGTTGTCAGAAATTCCCCCACCGATACCAAACTCAGAATTTTTTGTAACATAAAAAGATATTTCTGATTCAAGTGTGTCTGCCTCAGTTACATTTGCAACGGCAGTACTATGAAGAATTCCTATGTTTTTGAACATGGTATGAACCTCTTGTCCATTGAGCGACTCTCTTGGTCCGGTTCTTCTGTTGTAGTCAATCTGAGCAACTAAAGGATGCCTTGATGCAATGCCACCAATGTTTTTTACTGTTATGAACCACCCACCGCCCTCGGCAGCCGTTTTTACTATGTCAATTTCATACTTTTCTGTTTGTGCCCTACCACCGGTCGGTGAACCGGTCATGGGACGATAATTTAAAACCATTCCCGTGTTGGTTCCTGTTGAAACAAAAAGTGGTTTACTGATTATTGGTTCGTGTACATCAGATGAAACGTTATTACCAAGTGCAACATGAGCAGGATGATTTCTGTCCCATAAATAATAAACCTTTCCACTTTCGAGATATGATTCTGGTTTTAGTTGGTCAAACGATACTTTTCCTGAAGTTACTATTACTGCATTGGTTTCAGTTTCATTTTCATTTATTTCACTACCAGAACCATCACAGGTTACACTCACACTTTCTACGATACCAACAACTTCTATTAAATGCTCTTGATCTGACGGATTGTTTGTATCATACATTGCGTATGCTAAATTAAACCCATTTATCTTTGGGTCCCATCTTACTGCGTCACCAACTTTAGGACAATTGTAAGTAAGTTTTGCCCGTAATGTAGTTCTTTCAGACTCCCATCTGTAATCCTTGGCTGCTTGCTTTACTTGTTCGTATATATTCTCAAGAACATCAGCATCACAAGAACTTGAAGTAGTTTGTAGTGCTTGACCACCGATTGGTTGACACCCTCTTAAATTAAATGCTGATCTGTTTTGTAGTGTTGCCATTTTTCCTCTTTCTAAATTTTACGAATCGTCTGAACTAGATATTTGTTGCGATAACGCAGTTGAATCAAGTGTGTTTACAGGATCAACTGCCTTTACCCATTCTGGTTCTTTTCCTCCACCAAGACTCATTCTTGTGTAGATGTGTATTTTTGAAATATTTTTTACTACATCTAGTTTATCATCAGTTTGCTGATTTACATATGTTACAAAAGCATAATCTCCTTCAGATGAATCCCCTATTAACAATCCATGCAATGGCCATACTGAATTGAGAAAACCTTTTATTTCTTTATCAACATCTTCAAAGTCTTGACATCCATTTTCATCCATTCCACACGTTGAATAAAATGTAAAATGTTTGTACCTAAAGTTTCCTATATCGTATAGTGATCCCATGATTAGTTTTCCGATCTTTCCCAATTTCCGTAATTAATGTTTCCACCAACCGTAACATTGAATTCAGTTTTAATGTACTTATCCAATTGTATCGTGCTTGTATTAAAGTTTACTGAGTTTACATTTGCTACATCACCCTTTATTGCGTCTGGCCAATGTTTATTTAAATATTCGTCTGCTATATAATCCACGGTTGTGGTAAAGTTTTTCTCAGTCTTCTTTGACACACACGGTTCACTTACGTTTGGATTGATTGCGTTACAAGTATCATACGGAGTTGGGTAAACTGGATCGTTTAGTAGTAAAATTTGATCTTCTGATATTGCGTAGAATAATGGTTTTGCGTAAGAAACTACCTTCCGTGTATCTGGGTCTCTCTTAAAGGGATTGTTTATAGTAGTATTTCTAAATGGAGTAACTCCGTTAGTTACATTTTTAATATCGGAATCTCCAACACTGTTATTGAACCAATCGTCCATTTCGTCTGAACTATAATCATATACGGTGCGTCTTAGTTTCTTGGACTGCTCTGCGTAAGAATTTACATCAGTTGTAATATCAAACGAATCAAGATAATAAGTGTATCCTCTTTTAAAAATTGCATTTGGTTTTGTGTTTGTGTCTGATTCTGACATCTTTAAACCACTTGGCATTTCAAATTTTACCATGCCACTTGTTTGAACTTGGAAATAATCCGCAGTTGCAATTGTGACTATTCCTATACTTTCACAACCATATGCATCATCAATTTGCAATTCGTCAGGTGAGTTTTGTGAAGCAGAATTACACAACACATAAGGACTATCACCACTTTCAAAGTCTAAATAACTTGGAAGTACACTTTCAGTAACTCCTTCAAACTCAGATACTTTTTCTGTTGCGTTACCAAATCCACCTGATATATTTCTTTGGATTTTTCTACGAACTCTTACAAAGTCACCTACTTTGATCTTGCTACAACTTGCAGTATGCTCTACAACAAATTTATTTGGTTGGTCTGTTTTTTCGCATATAAGTCCACGATAATTTACAAAAACACCACTTTGAGGTCCTGTTGCAATAATAAGAGGTTTGCTAACATGGGGTTCGTCATCATTTAATTGTTCGGCAGGATCAAAGTCTGCAATTTTTCCATTTCTGCCCAAGAAGTATGTCTTACCTCCAACCAATACAGATTCATTTGCTTGTATTTCTGATGTGTCTATTTGGAACTTTTCTACAAATATTGTTTCCTCGAATTTAATATGACCACCAAATGCCACATTAATTCTTTCTATGTTTCCATCCAAATCTTTACGCACTCTTCTTATTATACCCACAACTTCAGCAGTATCGGGATTGTCAGAAGATGCGTGTCTAAAAGTATTTGTTCCAAGATCACGTGCTAGAACATCACCAACTCTGTATATTATTTCTTGGGAATTCTCTACATCTTGATAAAACTCAGTATAGTCAGCAGATATTTCAGAGTGACCAGGTGAGTCTGTGAATTCAATTCCGTCTCCCGAGTCTTTAATCTTAATAAACCCACCAGCTGCATCCGTATATTCATTAGGTACATCTGCTAACTCACTGAACCTAATTCCCACATCATCATGTTTTAATAATGCTAATTGTTCGGCAAGTTTCTGTGCAGTAATTGATTTGGTTTCACCCGATGGAGAAGACGCATATTCGTCTTTATCAACAACTATGAACAAATCGTCATTTGATAATTTGCTACTCTTGTTTAAATCTGTAATTTTCTGATTGGCCATGTCTAATTATAGAAAATATATATAACATAAATATACATATATTTTTTTATTCTATAAATATTTTCTATTTTAAACTTTTTATTCGTTTAACTATAAATTTAACCAATTCACTTCTAATTATGTCGTCTTCTGTGAAATCAAAACTATAAATGCCTTGGTTTTTTGATTCATCATCGGCAAAAAGTCTTTTAATATTTGTAAATCCAGATTTATTTCCGATGTCACTTTGCATATTATCACCACAAATAAACAACTTACAATTCTCACCGACACGTGTCATTATCGTGATGAGTTCTTTTTCTGTCATGTTCTGTGCTTCATCTACAATTACGCACTTGTTTTCCCAAGATGCTCCACGGAGGTAACCAACAGGTAATCCGTAGATGCGTTCTTCTTCCTGTAAATATTTTATATCTACTATATCTAAAAATTCTTCTAGTTTATCTTTCATTGGTTCTAAGTACGGAGCCATTTTGTCGTCTTGTGCTCCTGGTAAAAAACCTAATTTGTGATCTGAACTTTCAACTGCATTTCTTATGTAAACAAGTTCTTCTATTACATTATTGTTAAAAAATTGCAATCCACAATATATGCTGATATATGTTTTCGCACTTCCTGCGGGTCCATTAACAAACATTAATTTTGTTGATTCACTTAAACCAACATCTAAAAACTTTTTCTGATTGTCTGTGAATGGTTTATGAGTTATTTTTAATTTTCTAATCTCTTCGTTAGTTCTTATTATTTCTTGAAGTTGAGTATCTGTAATAATACTTTTTGTAATATCTTTGTGCTTTTTCCTTGACATCAGTATTTCTCCTTGTAGTTTATAAAGCGACTATAGCGGCTTAAGTATTCATATTTCTATTTTTATTTAATATGTCTATTAGGTTTAACAGTTTTGCACATTTTTCATACTCTTCTTCCTCCGTGTATTTTTTGATTGCATTTTCTATATTTGTGATATAACTTGCTTTTTTAACAATGACTTGTAACTCAGTATTATCAAAAGAAAACAACTTAATGCTCTCGGGTATATGGTTAACAGTTATGTCCTCAGTAAACCTGATGAAGATTTGGTCTATATACTTTTTTATATTTTTTTTGAGGTCATCTTCAAGTAATTTGTTGTCACTTGGAATTTTTAGTATTTTTTCTTCCATCTCTTATATAAGTATTTAATGTACAATTAATTTTAAAACGTTATGGCAAAATATTATCAAAGATATAAAAAGAGGGGTGTAATAAAATCTACATTTGAAGAGGTTCAAAGTTTAAAGATAAATAATGAATTTGAACCCGGAGGTCAAATCGCAGACGACACCGATAATCAGAATGAACAAGCATTTAATACATTTGAATTAAAAGAAAATAATGAAAATGAAGTAAAAAGGGCAGAAGAACTTAAAGAAATGCTTGAAAGTAGCAGAAAAGATGCTATTCAGAAAAGTGAGCAATCTAAGGTAGATGCAAAACCACAGGTTGAAAAACACGATGCTGAGTCTAATAATAGTAAAAAGGAATCTATGAGCCGTGAGGAGTTTCAAGTTACTACCGCAAAAAATTTAGGTTTTAAGGATATGCCTTCCAATTTGGCACAATCATTATTAGCATGGACTAAAAGTGGCAGGCCTGTTGTCAATGCAAAACAATGGGAAACTCGTCTTTCAATATGCAGATCATGTTCTTTTTGGTCGGAAAATAAAAATACCAATGTTGCTAAATGCATGAAGTGTGGATGTGGAAGTGGCAAATTACTACTCACTAGCAGTAAATGTCCATTAACACCACCGAAGTGGGATTCGTTATAAAATTAGTTTTTATAATTTTTTTTGATTAAAACTATTTTTCAGCAATATTTATGTATAAATGAATGATGCAAACTATAAATTAACTACTGTCAAGGTACTATCTGACAAGTACAAAGAATTCAAAATTGAAACTCTAACCTCTGAAATGACACTTCAGAAGTTAGTTAATCGTGCAATACATTTATATCTCACAGATAACGAGTTTAAAGAACAGGTTGATGAAACAAATCCCATTCTTGACAATAAAAAATATTAGTTGACTTATTGACATAATTTTTGTACGATACATTTAATGAAACCAAATGTATTGTTAATTGGGGATGACATAAGATACCCAAGTGGTGTAGCAAATATATGCAAAGACATAATAGTCAACACATTGAATGACTTCAATTGGATACAATTGGCATCAAAAACAAATCATCCAGAAAATGGAAAAGTTGTAGATGTTAGTAAGTCGTTGGACCAAATGTACAATACATCTGGTAGTTATGTAAGATTGTATTGCAATAATAATTATGGCAATGAATCACTTGTAGAGGGAATTTGTAAAGCAGAAAAGATTGATGCTATTCTACATATGTCAGACCCGAGGTTCTATAAGTGGTTGTATGCAATCGAAAATAAAATTCGCAGAACTACACCAATTTGCTATTACCATGTGTGGGACAACTTCCCTACTCCATTTTTTAATAAAGGCATTTACCATAGTTGTAATTGGATTGGTTGTATAAGCAAACTAACACATCAGGTGGTTCAAGAGGTCACAGACGGAAAAGTTTCATGTGATTATGTTCCACATGGAGTAGACCTAAATATATTTAAGAAACAAGAAGATAAGTTTTCAACAGAGTCACGAAGCAATCTTTTAAGTGAAGGATGTGAATTTTGCTTTTTATGTAATAATGTAAACATGAGAAGAAAGCAACTACCTGTTGTTATGGAAGCATTTGATAAAATGTGTAACACTCTCCCCAAGTCAGAATCTAAACACATATTGATGATGATACACACAAATCAAGTCGGTCAAAATAAACACGACATTATTAAGATGTGTGATAACTTATTTAATGATAGTAATATATTATTTTCTACGACCAAGGTTAGTCCAGAAATTTTATCTCAAATGTATAATACTGCAAGTGTTACCGTAAATGCTTCGTGTAACGAAGGATTTGGACTTGCAACATTAGAATCACTTGCGTGTGAAACACCTATAATATGTAATCGCACAGGTGGATTGCTTGATCAAATTGACAACAATAATACATGGGGCATTGGTGTAGAACCCACACTTAGACATTTGACCGGTGATGGAACTACCAATTACTTATATGAAGATTATGTATCTTCCGATGCACTTGCATCTGCTATGATAACTCTATATCAGGATAAGGACAAACTTAACGAGAAGGGTAAACTTGGAAGGGAATATGTTGAAAGCAATTTTTCTGTGGAACAAATGGTTAACGGAATTAAGAATGGTATTAATAAAAGCATAGATTCATTTAAACCGTCTCCCAAGTATAGATTTGAAAAGATATGAGCAAAGATAAAAAACGAATTTTATATGTATCTCCATTATTATCAAGAAGTGGTTATGGAGACCATGCCCGTGAAATTGCATCTGTATTATACAACAAGTTTTCATCACATGAACTTAAATTCGCAATTACACCTTGGGGTAGCAATCCACAAACAGGACTAAACAAAGAACTAAGTGAAAAGTATAAACCACATTTTATAAACGAAAAAGATCATTACACAGGATGTGATGTATATATCCAGCTCGGACTCCCCACCGAATTTAAGAAGGTAGGTTCAGATATAAATATTGGAATTACTGCCGGTGTTGAAGTTGACTATGTGCCATCTAGTATGCTAAACGGTTGCAATCAAATGGATCATATAATAGTTCCATCCAATTTTACAAAAGAAACTTTTGAAAACTCCTACAAAGAAAACGAAATAGACAAAACTACTAAAATTTCTGTAATCGCAGAAAGTGCGTCATTTGAATTTTACCAAGATTCAGAATCAAGCAGTTGCATCAGTGAGTTAAATGAAATCAAAGAAGATTTTTGTTTTCTTTCGGTTGGTCAATGGATCACAAGTGAATCTGATGACGGAGGTAGAAAAAATATTGAGTCACTCATAGAATCTTTTATAAAAGCATTTAATAACACAGACGACAAACCTGCATTGGTCTTAAAGACATCTGGATCAAATTTTAGTATAAGTGATTATTTTGAAATATCCAACAAAATAAAAAGTATAATTGAAGAACATCCGTCTCAGAGTAGACCAAGTATTTATCTTTTACATGGGGATATAAGTGAATCAGAAATACACTCCGTTTATACTCATCCAAAAATTAAAGCATTTATTTCTCACACAAAAGGAGAAGGATTCGGTAGACCTATCTTAGAAGCAACTTTATGTGGACTACCAGTTCTTGCAACAAAATGGTCAGGACATCTTGACATTATAGACAAAAAAAATTCTATTTTATTACCTGGTAAGTTGACCAACATTACAAAAGAAACATCTTTGTTTAGTACAAAAGCAAAATGGATGGTGGTTGATAAAGAAGTATCTTCTCAAAAAATTAAAGATGTATATCAGAACTACGATAAGTACAACACAAAAGCAGTTAAATTAAAAGAAATTAATAAAAGTAAATTTGATATTAATAAAATATCCTCGTTGTACGAGAGTTTATTCAATCAATATATTTAGCATAATATATACACCACTTGATATATATTCAAGTGAGTTATTACAAAAATTATTTAAGAAAGTGTGTGGGTGGTTCTCTCAGAATTCAACGTTCTAAAATAAAACCAGGACAGATTGTTTCATTCATGTACACAAGTGATACTCCCGCACCACTTGGAAGAGAAAAAAGAAGAAAATACTTTCGTCTTGTATTTGCATTAAATACATTTCGTGGTGGTATGGGTCGAAACAAACTTCACGGATTAACACTTGAATTTATACCTTGGGGTATATTCAAAGACTTTCTAAGAAGAATTTTAGTAAAAGATACAATTTCACTAATTAAAAGAAGGTATGATGTTGTTGCTCCTGTGAACCAACTAATTAATCGCCCACGACCTTTCTATGAAACTCATGTTAAAAAGTTAACAAAATACAATTGCTATCGTACTTACATAATAAACGATATGTCAAATGTAAAGGTTACCTACCTTGATTTTAGAACACTATTCAGTGATCATGATAATAAAGATACATTAATTACCGAACAAGATTTAATTAAGGATATTTCACAAGAACGATTAATTTTAGAAAATGCGATTGGTATGAAACTCAATAAATTAAACATAAAAGAATTTAATAGAATCATAAAAGACAGATTTGGAACGGTTAGAAACTTCCTGAAAGAATATAAAGAAATTGAAGACTTTGCGGACAAATACGATAATAAAAATAAACTTAAAAGGTACGGAGATGACGAATTAAATATGTATGGGGATGGTAAGTTATGAACATTAGTTTTGCAATTTGTACCCACAATGAAACAGACTCACTTCGCAAGTTAATAAACAGAATATTAGAACTTAAACGTGAAAACGATGAAATTGTAATACTAGATGACTTCTCTGAGAATAAAGAAACACTTGAAATTATACAGAATCACAATCACCGACAACATAGGCTCAACGGAAACTATGGTGTGCATAAAAATAAACTAAATGATATGTGTGAAAAAGATTTCATTTTTCAGTTTGATGCAGATGAATTGCCAACTGAACCTCTCATCAAAAATGCACACGACATAATAGTTAAAAAACAAAATAAAGATTTAATAAAAATACCTAGAGTAAATTATGTACATGGTATAACAGAATTGCATCTTAAAAAATGGAACTGGAAAAGAGACCATCTAAATAGAATTAATTATCCAGACTTTCAAACCAGACTTTTTAAAAATGATAAACGAATAAGATGGACCCGAGCAGTTCATGAGATTATTACAGGACATCATTATATGGACATCATTGAACCAAATACATTTCATGAAATAATACACATCAAGGACATTAAGACTCAAGAAGAATCCAACGCAAGATATCATAGAAACTACGATCAAAGCTATGAAAAGTTATGAATACATCAGACATAGCATTTGTGGTTTGTTATTTCAATCCACTTAATTATTTATCAAAATATTTAAATTTTTTATTATTCTACGATAAAATACAAACACATCCTGATGTGAAAATTATTTTTGTAGAATCATACACACGAAAGTGTAAACTTAGAATTAACAAAAATGTAGGAGATGTTGTGTCTTTTAAAAACGAATCATTTTTTTGGAAAAAAGAAAATCTTCTAAACATTGGTATCACAAAACTAATGAAAGAGTACAAATATGTAGGTTGGTTAGATTCGGATATTATATTTCAAGACGATAACTGGATCCAAAAAATAAAAAATGAATTAAGAACACATGATATTGTACAAGTTACAAATACAATTAACAAAGAAAAAAGCAACGGAAAAACAATTTGCGTAAAATCAATGACATCTTACTACAAACATGGAATTATAGATATAAAAAATACACTCAATAGAATTGGTGAACCGGGTTATGGTTATGTGTATAATAAAGACATACTAAACACCAAAAAACCTTTGTATGATAAATGCATATGTGGTGGTGGTGACTACCTAAACTTGCTTGGTTTTATTAAAAGTGAGGATTTTATTAACAAAATAAAAGATAACCAAGAACGAATTTTCGGTTCAAATAAAAATATGCAAATAAATTATATAGAATGGTATAACGAAAATAATAAAACAAAAACTATTGGATGTGCAGATAATACAATTCTTGTAAAGTACCACGGAACTCAGGTGAATAGAAAATATTACACCCGTGATATAATACCGAGTAAATTAAGTTTCATTCCCGAAAAAGACACCTCTTATTCAAATTCAGGTGAATTACTTCTAAATCGTGCGGATATAAGTTGTGCAATTAAAAAGTATTTTGAATCACGAAACGAAGATGACTTTTTACTAAATTCAAGAAACCATGAACAATTTAAAAATAAATACAAATCACTGATTACTAAATACTCCAAAACTAAAAACAATGAGTTGCCATTAGAATACCTGACCAAAGTGAATATGCAGGTAATTAAAAAAGAAAAACCAAAGATATTAGGAAACCACTTTGTGTGTGTAAAATTAAAATCAGATATTAAGTTTTCTGACTTTTACAAAGAAAATGTAACAATCATAAATGAACTTGATAATGCTAATAAACTTACTTACGAACAATATTATATTAGGTTTATTATTAACAATTATGACAGCATAAAAAGTAATATCTTTTTCGTGAATGATAAAATGTCACATGAAAATTTTGAAAATAAAAAAAATATAATAAGTCAATTTAATAAGGATATTGTATTGCGACCCGATCTACATATTAAAGAAGACAATACCCACATAACTCGTTCAAACCTAAATTTCAAACAATGGATTGCAGTGTTTATTAAAACAAAAACAATAAAGTACCAGGTGGTAAATAATGATGTAAAGTTAATAGATAGTCATTTGCACAAATATATATCCTACTCAGATTCTTCAAACTATTATATATCGGGAGAATCTATATTAAAAAACAGTAAGGATTATTACACCAAAATTTATAATTTTTTAGAAAAAAGGAACAATCAAGAAAATTTAATGTACTTAAAGTTAAGTTTTAGATTATTATTTAAATGAATTATATTGCTATACATTTATTTCCACATGAGGTTTATGATTATCAACGCATAATAACACAACTCAATAAAAGCATTAAACAGGTTGATAAACCTGATAATTTCAAAATAATTAGTTATCTAAATAGCAACCCGAGTATTATATGCAAGGAATCATACAATCACCCCAATCTGAGTAATTTAATAGACTTGCATTTAGCAGTTTCAATTGAATCAAAAATTGTTGTACAACTTCTTGATACAGATGCAAAAATACTTGGAGTAAATGACTTTAGAAGAAAAATATTATCAATAACAAATGACAATGACTACATAACTTTTCTTGATTGTGATATACACTTTACACTTAATATTTTAGAATCAATAGAGTTTACTACAAATAA